AGTTGGATTTTGAACGAAAGTTTGAGATCCAACTTTTTGTATTTATATATATTGTCTTAAACTTTTTTTGTAAATATCCGATAAATAACCACTTACCTGGTGCCTTCCATAAAATTAGGCACAATGACAATATCTGTTTCAAAAAATATGTTGCTTGCGAAATTGCAGCAACTTTCTCGAATAATTCCGTCGAAATCTACGACTCCGATAGTATGCAACTACCTGTTCGAAATAAAAGATGGACGGTTGTTTATTACGACTGCCAATGACGAAGGCCGGATTACGGCTAGTTTGGAATGTATGGCAGAGGAAGATCTTTCAATCTGTGTTCCTGCCTCCATTCTTGATGGGCTGAAAACATTGCCGGAGCAGCCTCTTGATATTTATATCAATCCGGACAATAAATCGATTCTTATTAAATATTATGGAGGTAAATTCGAGGTCGTCGGATATGATTCGAAGCCTTTCCCACAAAAGAAAAAGACAGAGATTCTTGACGAAATCCGGACTACGGCGGAAGAATTCAATAACGGTATCTCCAAAGTGATCAATTTTGCAGCTGCAGACGAACTGCGCCCTATTATGAACTCCGTATCTATTGAAACGGCTCCGGGAGAAATCATCTTTGTTTCTTCTAATGGACATGGGCTTGGTTTGTTTAAGAGAAAAAAACAATGTTGCACAGAGACCTGTTCGGTAATCATCAGCCGACAGATCGCATCTGTTTTGAAAGGGCTGATTCCGTTATCTGAAGAAGAACTAACAATTAAAGTAGGAAGCGATTGGTCGGAAATCTCTTTCGAGGATTACGAAATTTCTTTTCGTAATGTGGAAGGTCGTTATCCCAATTGGCGGGCTGTTGTTCCGAAATCCAACAATCTTGAACTGAAAACGGATACCAAATTACTATTGGGAGCCATAAAGCGCACTTCTGTATTTTCAAGTAAAGTATCATGCCTTATAAAGTTGAGTGCCCGTTATGATAAGCTTGTTGTATCGGCCCAGGACTTGGATTATTCCACTTCTGCGGAAGAAACCATTCCGGTAGAATTTGGAGAAAGGGAGTTTATTATCGGTGTGAAAGCGACTTTGATACAAGATATGATTTCTTGTATTGACGGCGATCGTTCGATACTTTCTTTCGGCACTCCCAGTACCGCTATTCTCATTGCCCCAGAGAAGCAAGCCGAGGGCGAAGAACTTACCTATTTATTAATGCCTATGACAATCCAGTAAGTTATGAAAGAGTTCAAAGATACAATACAGAAATATTTGGATCAACGAGTTGCAGAAGATCCCTTGTTTGCTCCCAAGTTTGAAAATCCTAAAAAGAATATAGATGAATGCTGTCGTTACATTTTAGGAGAAGCCCGTAAACGGGGAACTTCCGTCGTAATGAGTGATGCAGAAGTCTTTGGGATGGCCGTACATTATTATGACGAAGAGAATATCAAGATAGAAAAAGTTTCTTCCGGTTGCTCTATTTCTTCCAATCAAAAGGTAGAGTTGACGGAGGAGGACAAGAATGCGGCCCGTGAAGCGGCTATCAAACGGTTGGCCGAAGAGCAATACCGATTGCTCAAAAAGAAGCCTGCAAAGAAAAAAGCAGATGCAAATGTCCAACAAATGAGTCTGTTTTAATATGAAGCCGAGAACGAAATTGGAAAAACGGGTGACGGAGTTAAGTGGAAAGCTGCCTGCCATCACGAAGGAACAGGAAGACTGGGCCAAAGAGCATCTGTTTGACCATTTTGCCTACAAATGTAAGGATGAGCTATGGTGTTCCGAATGTGGTAAGATGTGGGTCAATACGAGTAAAGATAAATTGGGTGACAAAATCGAATGCCCTTATTGCCATCATCAATTGGACGTAAAGGTTAGCCGGAAGCAGAAGATCCGTGAAGAGGCGTATATGTCCATCCTGCAAGTGAAAGGCGGGTTCCAGGTGATCCGGCATATACTATGTTGGAAAAATATTCGGAAGGAAACTTCTCCGGTGTGTTATGATTTTACAGAAGTGGTTCAAGAGTGGATTCGTGAAGACGGAAAACGTACGATCATAGCCCGACCGATGAACATGGGAGGTAACGGATGGATATATGGTGAACCTCTCAGTATCAAAGGAGAATATGGAAGTAGCCCCTATAACTATTACGGTGATTTATATGCGATACATGGAGAGCTTTATCCAAGGAAAGAATTACTGCCGGAATTAAAAAAACGGGGACTGAATCGACGGTTCCCAGATGTAACCCCGTCGAAATTGATACGTGATTTATTGAAAGGTGGTAACGATTCGGAATTGTGTCTGAAGACCGGGCAAATCTCCATGCTGAAGCATATGTATAGAAACGGCTTCTATCACCTTCGCTATAAACCGTCGTTCAACATCTGCAACCGTAACCATTATATTATCAAGGATGCGTCCATGTGGGAAGATTATATGTCTTTGCTGTCTTACTTTGGTAAGGATATGCGTAACGCCCACTATGTCTGCCCTAAGAACCTGAAAACTGCACATGATAAACTACTAAAGATAAAACAGGTACGTGAAGCCAAGTTGAGACAGGAAAGAGATCGAGCACAATCTATCAGTAAGCGTGAAAAGTTAATGAAGGATATAGCCGGCTTCTACGAGCGGATGGAAAAGTTCTTCGGATTGAGAATCGAAGAAGAGGATATAATCATCCGCCCTTTGGAAAGTGTCACCCAGTTTTATCAGGAAGGTAAGGTCATGCACCATTGCGTATATCAGAACGGATACTACAGACGGCCGGAATGCCTGATATTATCGGCAAAGGACACGGCTGGAAAACGATTGGAGACGATAGAGGTAAACTTGAATACACTGGATATCGTCCAGTCCCGATCCTTCTGTAACGGCGTAAGCGAGTATCACGATCAGATAGTAAAACTGGTGAAAAAGAATATAAATCTGATTCGTCGTAAAATGATTGCATAAATAAAGTAAACTATGAGGTACGCATTAAGAAAGCAGGATAAGATTGCGGCTGCAATAGGTGATGATTATTTGAAAAATCATATCCTCAAAAGTCTTGATAGTTTCTTCCGAAAGAGCAATGATGAATGTATAATCAGTTCTGTTGAATTGGACACCTATCAAACCGAATCAGGAGAAAGTTATGCCGTGTTAAGAGTTAATGACCTTGCAGATGATAACGCAATGTTGGAGTTTGCGGTAATTGGGAAAGAGTTCGATGTTTTAAAACTTGCCTTTTTAGGCAGAATGAAAGGATAGAACAATGAAAATAAGCAAGAAAGTTCTCAAGGGGATTAAGTCAGAGGCACTTCGATTGAAACAGATATACGAAGCCCCGAACCCCGAAGTTGATAAAATTATTTCCGAATTACGTGAGGAAGCAAAGGGGAAGCCGGAAAACATGAGCAAGGATGAAGAAATTGCCTACATCCTCGGAAATGCTGACGAAAGGCATTGCAGCGAATGTGTACACTACGAGGCTTGCCCGAACTGTCAGATGTACTGCAAAGCTCTGCAACGGAGAATAACAGCAAGGAAATCTGCCAAGAACTGCAAGTATTACAAATCATTTATCAAGGAGGTAAAGAAATGACAAAAATAAAATTGAATTGGGCATACGCAAAAGGCGAATTTGACACCGATACATTGAAACTGATATGTATTCCGGCAAGAGGGAAGCGTGTGTTGGGTCCCGATGAATTGGACGCAGAACTTTGTATCAAAGATGGCATGAACTACCAAATAGCAGAAATCCATTTGGGAGATGTGGAAAGTTCCAATGTCCTTTGCAATGAGATAGCAAGGCGATGGAATGAGTTTAATTCACGGACTAATATTAACTCAGTATGGCATGATGTGAAAGAATGCCCGGAAAGGAAAAGGGAATATCTTACTCAATGTAAGAATGACAGATTTAACGTAATCTCTGATTCAATGGATTGGGATAATTTTTATAAAAAAGCCGAAATTATCCGTTGGGCATACATTGAAGATTTGATACCGAAAGGAGGCAAGGAATGATTAAGATAATACTTCAAATGGCCTGTTCTCTCTTATTTATATTCGCACTTACATCAGGCGTATCAATCCAATTTAAGCCGTTTCATATATCGTTTGCTTATCCATTTTTCGGATTAGGAATGGTATTGATCACTATAGGCTTTGCCTTGTGTGTTGGGTCGTTTTACTACAAAGGTATTAAGGATAGTGGATATGAAGAAGGTTATAGTAAGGGCTTTGACACTGGGACCGAATATGTTATTGACTTAATTAAAGACAAAGAGAAAGGAGATGAATAATGGAACGAGAAGATATTGAAAAAGCAGCAAAAGATTATTCCATAGGTAAAACACATTTTCGGAGAAGCGTTCTCAAAGAAGTGGATGCAGACGATTATGTTCTACGCAAGGATAATTGCCGTGAAGACTTCATAACAGGTGCAGAATGGCGCATCAACAGCGTGTGGCATGATGCTGCAAACGGGAAAGCAGAAAACAAACCGGCATTGATAGAATACACACATAGGGATGGCAGTTGTGGATATTTGGTCGTACCCAACCCGCAGGAAGTGAAAGAGGCAATCGATCGCTGGGCATACATCGAAGACTTACTACCTAATACGGAGGAATGAATATGAATAAAATAGAAAAACTTATAGAGAAAAAGAGCGTCCTGGAAGAGAGATTGTATAAAGAAGAGCGCAGAGAAATTGAAATGTTGAATAGAAGAGGTTTTGGATATGCGATGCGACATGTCAAAATTGGTTTCTCTACACGAAAATCAGATGCTCTCAAAGAACGCATTAGAATTATCAGTGAACAAATTAACGAATTAAAGAAGTTAAATGAAAGCAATAACAATTAAACAGCCGTGGGCAAGCCTTATCGTGTCCGGGCTGAAAGATATAGAAAACAGGACTTGGAGCTGCCCTAAGAAATACTTAGGTAAGAGAGTGCTGATTCATGCAGCAAAGACCTCAGTTAAGAAGGGATGGAGCGCACTTAACGGAATGCAAATAAAGAAAGTTTCCAAACACAAGGACAAACTTTACGGAGATAATGAAGATTTGCCAAAAGGCGCAATCATCGGCAGCGTCGAGATAGTGGATTGCGTTCAGAATCACCCCTCGCTGTGGGCCGAAAATGGCGTGTGGAACTGGGTGCTGGCTAACCCTATTTTATTCCCCGAACCAATACCGGCTAAAGGCAAGTTATCTTTCTGGGAATATGATAAAATTTCAGAACCTGTGTCTGATGGCGATCATAAAATTTGCATGTGCCGTATATGCGTGGATGAAAAAGTTCAGGTGATGAGTATGGGGAATTATTTTGTATGTAAATATTGCGGTGGACGCTGGTATAAGTAAATCTATAACAAAATGGAATTGAACATTATGGATAAAACGAAATGTATCACTTTCGATCCGGTAGCACAAGAAGCATTGCCGGATCATATTAAGGCTAAAATGAAAGCAGATCGAGATAAAGCCAAATTAGAGGCATATCATAAGCAATGCCCTTGCTAGAACAGTCACAACGATAGTTGCTATGATGATAATTGCCCTTGTGATAGAGATTGTGAGTATATGAAAAGTTTCAATTTAAAAAGAAGTGAATCATGAAATGTCGAGAAGTTTGGAACCGCAGAGATGAACATTTTACTCTCACAGAAGATGAAGAACGATATCTCCGAGCCTTAGAGCGGTTAAGCAAAATGAATCCTGGCCGTATATGTCTGATGGCCAACGGGAGGGTGAGTGTACGGATAAACGAACAATGGCATGATGATAATATAGATGCGTATTGCAGTGTTGACATTCCATGCGAAGGTGGAGATGGTGGAGATAA